TAGTAGAATTGTACCGATGTGTGCAATCAGAAGGCAGTCGATTTGGTCGACCTACTATTGCAGTTAGAACTACAGGATGCACCCATCGATGCTATTTTGGCGAAGGCGGTTGGTGTGACTCTTGGTATACAAGTATCCATCCAGAAAAAGGTACATTTACTTTTAATGATATCATTGCAATTTATGATGAGAATCCTCATATCAAAGAAATGATGTTAACTGGCGGTTCTCCGACAATGCACCCAGCATTAGTAAATGAATTAACACATTTTGCCCATGAAAGAGACATTCTTATCACTATTGAGACGGAAGGATCACATTTTATTGAGACCGATTATCCACTTGGTCTTATTAGTCTCAGTCCTAAGTTTGGCAATAGTGTTCCCGTACTTGGTGTTACTACACCTCTTGGCAATATTGTAGACCAAAAAATGATTGATCAACACAATAAATTCCGTCTCAAGTTAGATATAATCAAACAAACACTTAAATACCATACAGATTATCATTATAAACCAGTATGGGATGGTACAGCATATAATTTAGAAGAGATTGAAGAATTTAGAGTGTTACTCAATATTCCAAAATCTAAAACATTTATTATGCCAGCTGGCGACACTAGAGATGAATTAATTAAAATGTATCCAATTGTATTTGATATGTGTGCTGAAAAGGGTTATAACATGACCGGAAGAGACCATATCATTGCATTTGACACTAAACGAGGAGTATAATGAAACGACAAACACCACTTAAACGTCCAAAACGTAAAAAGAACCATTTAAATATGGTAACATGGAATCATTTAACGTATGAAGCAGTTCAACTGCCGGGTTTTTTAGCAGATGAATATGTTCGACATTTCGATTTAACAAAAGTACCAACGACATCAGAATTAAAGTTTTGGATTTCACAAAGAGACCGAAAATGAATTGGATAGTAACAACGACATTTGGAAATGATGTTAAAATAACATATAATATAATAAAATGAAACAGATTTTATATTTTACAGCACCATGGTGCGGCCCATGCAAACTTTTAAAGCCGAAAATTCAAGCAATGCAAAGTAGATTTCCAATAACTATATTAGATGTAGATACTAACACAGAAGCTTGTAATAAATATTCAATTAGAAATGTGCCTACAATTATTATAACACAAGATGGCCACGAAATTACTAGATTAGTAGGTAATAATATCACCGAACAACGTATTACAGAATCATTTAATCAATAAGGAATAAGTTATGAATTGGAACCCAATTGGTGATCAAGTTTTGATCAAAGTAGAAAAAGTAGCAGAAAAGACAAAAGGCGGAATTATCTTAGTAGATCGAGATATGAATTTCACAAAAGGAGTAGTTGTAGCAACAGGTGCTGGTTTATTTACACAAACCGGTGATCGTATTCCGATGACTGTAAAAGTTGATGATGAGGTTTATGTGTATAAATCTAACTTAGGTGAAAATAAAAGTATCATTTTAGAAGATACAGATTACATGTTGATTCGCGAATCCGAAATTGGATTAGTAAATTCAAAATAATGATCGACGCATTAGGTTGGATTAGCACTGCATTGGTATTATTAGGATATGTACTCAATGCTAAATGTATTCGCAGACCAGCAATGTTCGCTTGGATATTAGGCGACATCGGTTGGATTGTATATGATTGTTTTATTGACAATTACAGTCATTTAGCATTGAGTGCTATTATTATTTCAATTAATTTATTCGGTATATACGAAACATGGAAAAAATCATCACAAAAGAACAAATAGCAGATCGCGTACAAGAATTAGCACAGCAAATTTCTATCGATCATATGAAATCATCCAATTCACTGCCCCCTGTGATGATTTGTGTATTAAATGGGGCATTACATTTCTTTTCCGACTTAACTAGAATGATGTCAATTCATTGCGAAATTGATTGTATTCGTTTAAAGTCATATGAAGGACAAGATAATAGTGGCGGTATTACTATCACTAAAGACATTGAATTGGATTTACAAGGCAAACGAGTTTATATTGTAGATGATATTTTAGATACAGGTGCTACAATGATGGAAGCATTGCATATGGTCAATTCTCGCCGTGCTGTCGATGTTAAAGTTGTTACTTTGCTTAAAAGAAAATCTAGTCCAATGATTACAGATTTCTATGCATTTGAAATTGAAGACCAATGGGTAGTTGGATATGGATTAGATGACAATGGAATCAAACGAGAATTATTAGACATTTACGAAAAATAATATATGTATCAATCAATCGGTTACGATAAGAAAAATAACATAATGCACGTATGGGATGACGAACTAGGTCATCAGAAATTTCCATTTCAACCATATGCATATTTACCAAATGCTCAAGGTGAGTGTCAATCATTAGATGGAGCTATATTAACAAAAGTTCCAGGCAATCATAAAGATAACCGAAATGCATATGAATCAGATCTCAATGAAGAATTACGAACATTGATTGATTTATATTATGAATCTGATACTCCATCTAAAGGTCAACGAGATTTCTTTTTTGATATTGAGTCTGAACGGGATGAAAATGGATATTCTACTCCAGAAGAAGCTCGTTTACGAATTACATCTATTGCATATTATGATAAAGCAGGACGAGATCGCAGAGTATTGTTACTCGATGAAGAAAACCGAATTAACACGCCGGCTTTCAAAACTGAAGATTATAAAGTAGAAATATTTCGCACTGAAGCAGATATGTTGACACGATTTATCAATATTTTTGCTGCAGTACAACCTACAGTTATCACAGGATGGAATACAGACAACTATGATATTCCATATTTAGTAAATCGCATCAAACGAGTATTGGGTGCACAAGCAGTTAAAAAATTATCTCCTGCAGGCATCGTTGAATGGAATAAGAATCGCGAACGATATAAAATCTTTGGCGTATCTAGTTTAGATTATTTGACACTCTATAAAAAGTTTACATATACAGAATTACCAAATTACCGATTAGACACTGTTTCTAAATTTGAATTAGGTCGAGGTAAGGTAGAATATGATGGCGATTTAAATCAACTCTTTGCAACAGATATTCACAAATTTGTTGAATATAACATGGTCGACGTTAATCTGGTTTATGAATTGGATGAAAAGACACAATTATTAAATCTTGCTCGTACCATATGTCATAAAGGACATGTTCCATATGAAGATGTTTATTATGCATCTAAATACTTAGATGGTGCTGCAATTGTAGATTTAAAACGCAATGGATTAGTTGCACCTAACAAGCAATTTAGATTCATTGAAGAGGAAACAGAAGCAGAAGCACTTGCAGGTGCATATGTAAAAGATCCTGTACCTGGATTATACAAATGGATATATGACTTGGACTTAACTTCACTTTATCCAAGTATCATCATGAGTTTGAATATCTCTCCGGAAACTAAAGTAGGAGTTATATCAAAATGGGATCAAGAATGCCTTTTAAAGAAAGAACCGCAGCAAGTAACTTTGCATGATGGCACTCATATACAAGATGCTAAACAATGGTTGCTTGATAATGAATATACCGTTGCATCAAATGGTGCAGTTTATCAAACAAAGAACAGAGGATTTCTTCCGACTATTCTAGAAAAATGGTTTGATGAACGTGTTGAATATAAAGACAAACGAGATGAATATGAAGTAGGTTCTGAAGAATATAAATTCTATGATGCATTGCAATTAACACAAAAAGTATTGCTCAATTCATTTTATGGAGTATTAGGACTTAAAACATTCCGATTCCATGATTTAGATAATGCAGGTGCAATTACGGCAGTTGGTCAAAGTATTATTAAATTTTCAGCAAAAGTTATCAATAATCATTATACAAAAGAAATAGGTCAAGACTATTTTATTAATTCAACTAAAGGTAAAGCAGAATTTGCATTTTATACTGATACAGATTCAACCTTTGTATCCAGTTTACCGCTTATTCAAAAAAGATACCCGAATTTTGATGAAACTAATGAGCAATTTATGATTGATCAAACCAATGCAATTGCATCTGAAGTACAAGGATTAGTAAACAAAATGTATGATCGATATTCGGTAGTATTTCATAACACAGAAACGCATCGTTTTAAAATTAAACAAGAATATGTTGCAAAATCTGGTTTATGGATTGCAAAAAAACGATATGCACAGTGGGTTATTTTTAAAGAAGGTAAACCTACGGATAAATTAGACATCAAAGGATTAGATGTAGTTCGATCTTCATTCCCAACTGATTTTAAAATGATCATGAAGGAAACTTTATGGCATCTACTTAAAGAAAAAGATAAGACTGCAACCACTGATATGATTCATAACTTTAAATCTGGATTAAAAAATTCTCCAGTATTAAATGTAATGAAGAATTCCGGCGTTAAAGAAATATCAAAATATACAAAGAAGCGTAAACCTTTCACAGGTTATATATCAGGTACTCCGGCTCATGTTAAATCTGCAATCAATTTCAATGATTTGCTAAGTATGCATAATATTCGAGATATCGATCCAATTACAGATGGCGAAAAGGTTAAATGGGCATATGTATCAGATAATCCATATGGCTTTGAAACAATTGCACTTCGAGGTTATCAAGACCCAAAAGTTATTGAAGAATTTGTTGAACAGTATATCGATCGAAATAAAATTTTTGATAAAGAATTAAAAAACAAATTAGATGACTTTTATGCTGCAATGAATTGGGGAGCATTTCCTGAAAATAATAATGTAGCTAAATTCTTTTCATTTGGAAAATAAAAATAAATTCATTATAATATAGTATGATTGGTTATAAAAGCGTATGGTTCGGCAAAGAAGTAGAAGGTCGATTTACCGATGTAGAAACAATGTTTGTTTCTAATTTCAATACATTGTTATTAGGAAAAGAACATTGGAAACCTGTAGCACATGTTTATATTTGTTCTCCAGCAACTCGTCAACTAATTGATGGCAACTTAAAAGGATTTAATTGGGACAATATATTCAATATGATGTCTGATAAACAATTTGTCTCAATTGAAGTTGAACCTGGTATGTTAGAAAAGATACCGCCGATGATTAGAATTCGAGCACATATTCTTTTGATGCTTAATGAAAAGGATGCTGGATTGTTAAAGAAAACAGATAGCATTAAAGTTGTATATAATGATTATTCATTGTATTGTACAACGGTTCATAATATGCAACAAGTATTGCCAGATGATTATAAATTTGATAGATTCGAACAATGATTCAAGGACTTATAGCAGGTAGTTTTGATGTCATTCATCCAGGATACATTGCAATATTCGACCAGATGATGGATGAATGTGATGAAGTAGTAGTATTTTTACATACCGATCCAACAATAGAACGTCCCGAAAAATGCAAACCGATATTGAGTGTAGAAGAACGTATGGACATATTAGGATCATTACATCAAATTGATTGCATATTAACATATACTCGAGAAAAAGAATTATACACTCATCTCAAGAATTTTGAAGTAACTCATTTGTATGAAAATAATAATACAACGGTTGTTAGATATCTAGGAGATGATTATATTGATAAACCATTTACGGGAGATGATTTAGCATTTCCAATTCGTTATTTGAACAGAGACCATGGTTGGTCAACCACTAAATTTAAAAAGTTGATAGCAGATGAAGTACAGCGTAGTAGTAACATTTAGTATTGAAGGGTTTCATTGTTGGCCCGATGCTAAAGATGTTTTTCCAGAAGTAGCATTTTTATCATATCGTCACCGACATATGTTCGGCTTTCGTTGTTATGCATCTGTAACACATACAGATCGCGATGAAGAGTTTATTTTATTGAATCGCAAGATACAAAAAGCATTACGTATTGGATTTACATCTCCGATAACTAATGTATTGGAATTTGATTCAATGTCGTGCGAAATGATTGGAGAATGGTTATTAGAACAATTTCCATCTCTTTATAAAGTAGAAGTTTGGGAAGATTGGGAAAATGGTGCAATCATTGAAAGATAATATGACAGTATTTTTAGTAGATTTAGAATCAATACCGACACGATATACGTGCGAATGGAAAACTCATGTACCAAAACTATTACGAGATAATGGATTCGATGTTCATGTTGTAGAAGGAGACCAGTTTATTCCAGAAGCAACGACACCCGGTGCATTTTTAAATTTTGGCGGTACTAACATGTATAAAGCAAAACAAGTTTATCATTTGGCATACTTGTTTACTAAAGGACATATTAAAGCAGGAGATCATATTATCTTTACAGATGCGTGGCATCCAGGTATCATTAATGTAAAATATATGAGCGAGCTTTTAAATATTCCCGTTGTAACGCACGGACTTTGGCACGCGGGTTCATATGACCCAAATGATTTTTTAGGTCGTCTCGTAGGAGATAAACCATGGATTAGGCACGCTGAGCAATCAATGATTGCGGCATATGATCATAATTGGATTGCAACCGCAGCACATTTTGATTTAATGCGTAAAACATATGATGTTTATTTAAATCCAACATTTAATCGTACGGGCTGGCCAATGGAATACACTCATGACATGATTGCTCCGAAGCTTTGGGCTAAAAAAGAAAATATCATCGTTTTTCCACATCGTATTGCTCCAGAAAAGCGTTTAGATTTATTTCAAGAATTAGCATCGCGACCTGAATTAAAACATTATCAATTTTGCGTAGCAATGGAAATGAATTTAACTAAAACAGAATATCATGAATTGCTTCAAAGATCTAAATTTGCAGTATCATTTGCAGATCAAGAAACATTAGGTATTTCAATGTATGAATCTGCGTGTGCTGGAGCATGCCCAATTGTTCCAAATCGTTTATCATATACAGAAATGTATGATCCGTTATTTAAACAAGCTGACAGTATAGATGACGCAGTTACTGCAATATTGAAATATGAACAACAAGATTTATCAGAACCAATTGCACAATTGGTAAATAAATTACACAATAACTTTTTTTCAGCAACAAACTTAATTAATAATTTAAAGGAATACAATGAGCGATAATAAAAGATTCATATACTTTCCATCTTTATCTGCAGGTTCTATGGTATCTGCATTTAAGAAAGATATGAAGTTTACAAGCGGCGATCCTGTCAAGTTCTTTGATTCCCGATATCCAGAAAAATGGCGTCACCCATACTTCTTGATTACAGCGGGACATCATTACAAGAAAATGGATTTCCGCGATCAACTAGGATTAGAAAAAGATGTTTTGGTATTTGGTGATTCAGGAGGTTATCAGATTGCAACCGGAGCATTACCATATAGCAATGAATTGCGCGAAAAGATTTTTCATTGGTTAGAAGCAAATAGTGATGTTGCTGCAAACTTAGATATTCCACCTAAGACAAAATATAAAAATAAATTTGTTGAATGTGCTGACATTAGTTATGATAACTTTGCATATTTTGAAAAACATCAAAGCGGCAAGACTAAGTTTCTTAACATGTTGCAAGGATCTAACACAGATGAGTATACTTGGTGGTATCATAAATTTAAGCATTTTGATTTTCAAGGATGGGCAATTGGGGGTCCGCAAAAATTAGTTGATTTCATGTTTGCGGTATCTTTGATGCTTAAAGAGCGCGAATTTGAAAATGAACGATTAGAATATGTTCACTTACTTGGTATTAGTAAAATATCTGATTTTTTCATTTTAGCAACATTGCAAAAATTAATGAATATACATTATGGTAATAGAATCTATATCACAACAGATTCTAGTTCACCAGGCCAATATCCAGTATTTGGAACATATCTTCATTCTACAAATTACAAGTCACAAACCTTTTCAGAATTATATTTTCCAAAGAATGCAGAATATCGTCGACAAGCACATATTCGTCAAGGTAAAACGGGTGAGGTTGCAATTGATTTATCACAACATGTTCCTTGTGCATTAGGATGTCCTGCGTGTGAAGATTTCACGTATGATTTATTAGGTGGTAAAACAGATGCAGGTTTAGATCGTTATTCGCAAGAAGCTATGCCAAGAATGGTTGTACATAATACGCATTTATATGTACAGGCTGCAAATGAAATCAATCAATTGGTTGATAGCCATGTTGAATTATTAGAAACAATGATTCCGAAAGATTTATATGATGTAATTCTTTCTTTGCATGAAATGTTTGCAGACCCAGACAATGCACCACAAGTATACGAAAAATATATCAAAACATATAAAAAATTCGGTGGAAGTAGTATATCCACAACGGATGCAGAACAATTTAATAAATTCTTTACTTTTTAATTGGAATAAAAAATGGAAAAAAGCAAGTTACAATCGTTTATCAATCGTTATTATTTAGCAGGAAACTGCGAAGCGGTTACGTTGAAAGAACAAGATGGTGCAATTGGGTGTGAACTAATTGATATGGATCAAACCATCGTAGGAAAAATTAAATGGAATACCGCACCATTTATGAAAGGTATGTTAGGTATTAATCATACCGGAGCATTAATTAAGATGCTAGGAGCTGTAAATGAAAATATCACAATTGATGTAAAAGAGGCAGCTGGTAAGAATTATGCAATGAAAATTTCTGAAGGTAGTACACAAGCAACTTTTATGTTAGCTGACACGACAGTTATTCCGGCAGTACCCTCAATCAATGCAGAGCCTGACTATGAAGTTACAATCCCGGTAAATGAAGAATTTATTAGTAAATTTATCAAAGCAAAAAATGCACTACCAGATGCAAAGAATTTTGCAGTGCAAGTTGTAAATGGTAATGTTAAATTCATTATCAATTATTCAACCGTAAATGCAGATAATATTTCTTTTGAAGTAGGAACCACACCAGGCGCCGATATGGACCCGGTTTGTTTCTCGGCAGATAAATTAAAAGAAGTATTAGTAGCAAACCGCGGAGATTCGGGAGAATTAAAAGTATCTCCAGATGGCTTAGCTCGTATTGAATTTACTGGTGCTGACTTTGAATCAACTTATTGGTTAGTAATGCTACAAAACTAAGATGGTAGTAAAAATAGTAAATAATTCAGACAATGCACTCCCACAATATGAAACTAATGGGAGTGCTGGTCTAGATATTAAAAGTGCAGAAAATGGACTTCTAAAACCAGGTCAGTTTAAATTGATAACAACTGGTTTGCGAGTTGAAATTCCATACGGTTATGAAATACAAGTAAGACCTCGAAGTGGGTTAGCTAAGAATTATGGTATTACTGTATTAAATAGCCCAGGCACCATTGATGCAGATTATCGAGGCGAAATTGGCGTTATTTTAATCAATCATGGCCAATATGACTTCGAAATTAAATCAGGTGATAGAATTGCACAATTAGTAATAGCTCCGGTGGAACGAATACAATGGCAAGCAGTAGGTTCATTAGATTCTAGCACAAAACGAGGAGAAAAAGGTTTCGGATCAACAGGTAAATAAATAAATTATGTTTGGACAACAAGAAAATACACTTTGGGTTGAGTCCTTCCGCCCAGATACATTGGAGGGGTATATTGGCAATGAACACATCATTGAAAAAGTTAAAATTTTCATTGAAAACGGCGATGTTCCGCATTTGTTATTTTATGGTTCAGCTGGTACTGGTAAAACTACCTTGGCAAAGATTATTGCAAATAGCGTGGATGCTGACTTAATGTATATAAACGCTTCGGATGAAAACTCAGTAGATGCAGTTCGAGATAAGATTAAGCGATATGCATCAACAGTAGGTTTCCGCCGCTGGAAAATTATTATTCTAGATGAAGCTGATTATTTGACACCTAATGCTCAAGCAGCATTACGTAATTTAATGGAAACATATAGTAAAACAACACGTTTTATTTTAACATGTAACTATGTTGAAAAGATCATTGATCCAATTCAATCTCGTTGTCAGACATTTGCAATTACACCTCCAGGTAAACCAGATGTAGCAAAACGATTGGTTGCTGTTTTAAATGAAAAAGGTGTTGAATATGATATTAAAGATGTTGCTGCAATTATCAATGCATCATATCCAGATATTCGTCGAGCACTTAATGCAGCACAAGCATCAGTTGTTAATGGAAAATTGCAATTAGATAAAGCAAGCGCTATTCAAGCAAATTATATGACTGAAATTTTGGAAGTATTAAAAAATGCTAAAGACAAAAAAGCATCATTCAATAAAGTACGTCAAATTGTTGCAGATAGCAAAGTAAAAGATTTCACTCCGTTATATACATTTCTGTATGACAGCTTAGATGAGTTTGCAACAGGTCATGTTGCACCATGCATTTTAATTATTGCAGAATCGCAATTTAAAGATGCATCAGTTGTAGATAAAGAAATTAATATTATGGCAATGTTTGTTAATTTATTAGGAGAACTATGAGTAAAATGAATGTTAATATTGGACCTAATGATATGCAACCAATTCAATGCAAAGAATGTGATGGTATGTATTTTCGTCAAGTAATGGCAATCAATAAAGTGTCAAAATTCTTAACTGGAGCAGATAAAGACACAATGGTACCAATTCCGGTATTTCGTTGTGATGATTGCGGCTGTATTCCAGAAGAATTTCAACCAATCAAAGTAAAAAAATAATGTCGATATCATATCATAAAGATTTAGTTACCATTGTGTTTAAAACTTCTAATAGAAGTAATGCAAACACAAAAATGAAATCATATCGAAATAAATCTATAGATGATATTTTAGATGCAAAGAAACTAGTAGGAATACCAGATAAGGCAGTTATACTAGAAATAGGAATGGGTGAACAATTAGAACAACAATATCGTAAAAAATACAATTTATAATGGCAGAAGAAAAACGTAAAGCAGCTACAATGTTTGATTTTATTGATGGGGTGACTCATAAAAAGAAAGAATGGTCAAAATGGTCCGATGTAGATCAAAAAGCATTCAGCCCTTACATGATGAATCGATTCTTATCAATGCGAATGGAATTAACAGAATTAATCAACGAATTTCAAACATATACAATTGGATTACTTCGTCCGCAAGAGACATATAAATTGTATCATGAATTACTGCCAAATAACAAAGCATTTGCAAAATACATAAAAGGTAAATCAGAAGATAAGTTTGACAAAGAATTAGTTGCTCAAATAGCTGAACATTATCAAATAAGCAAATCAGAAGCATCTGATTATGTTGAATTAATGGATAAAACAAGTTGTGAGCGCATTTTAACAATGTACGGATACAGCGAAGGCGACAAAAAGAAAATGTTGAAAGGAATCAAGTGAGTATAAATACACAAACACACTACAAAGGCAAGGATAGCCTTTATAAATTTGCAGAAGAGTGGGGTTTGAATACCTATGAATTTGATATCATTAAACGCATTGTAAGATGTCGGCATAAAGGTTCCTTTGAACAAGATTTAACTAAGACAAAAGATCTTATTGACATTTATTTGAAAGAACAATTGGATTCTAACAAATAATTCTATATAATATAGAAAAATGGCAAATCACGTTTATAGTTATTTTGAAATTACATTCAAATCAGAAGAAGATTGTAATAATTTTGCAGAGTGGATTGGATTAGATCCGAAAGATGAAAATATAACATGGGGCGAGCGAATTGAAGCTTGTTGCAACATCATGATGGATAATTTATATCCAGATAAAGAAGATACAAGAGAATGGTGGCTCGATAATGTTGGCGCTAAATGGATGTATTTTGACGATGTTGATCGATCAACAGATTCAAGCATAATTATTAACATGACATCTGCTTGGGATTTTCCTGAAGCATTATTTTATAAATTAAGTGATTTTCTTCGAAATCGATATGAAGATGTTGCCATGACCGTCACTTTTGATGACGAAGGTTACAATTTCATCGGCGCAGCAGCATCAAATCAAAAATTCCGAGATATTGATTATTTTCATCCAGACTTTGATGAATTAGATGAATATAAAGATGAAGATGATTGTTGGACAGAAGAATTCTATGAAGAAATGTCTAATATAAAAGATGAATTGTTACAAGATGTTTTAGCATTCATTCAACAAGATTTAGAAAAAGAATAACAAGTTATACAACAAGGAAGCTCGGCAGAAATGTCGAGCTTTTTTTGTGTTCTTGAATTA